CACGCGGAGCATATTGAGACGCAGGATATTCTGCGCCAGAGCGGGCTTCCGCTGATTCCCGTTGGACGCTTCACCTTCCCACGTCGCGATGATGCCCGTCGTACCCCATGGCGTGGACTCATCGATAGGGATAGTGATGTTGTTGCTCGGCGTGTAGAACGTATCGAGCAACTTAATCAGCTTGTACTCGTCTTCGAGCTCAAGCAGTTCCTGGATGCGGGGTGCCCAGATCGTCGGCGTGGCGAAACCGCCGTCCGCCCCGATGCCCTCGCTGCCGTACGTCGTGGCGGTGTTGTGGAACAGACGCTTGTCGGCCAGCGACGGCTGACCCAGCGTGACCATCTTGATGGAGTTGAGGAACCGGCCCATCTCGTTCGGCTGCCAGTCCTCGCGGTGATCGTTCACCACGGTGAGGGTGGCGCCGGCGGGCACCGTGACGGACGTGCCGTCGCCTGGCGTCGGCTTGATGCGGGCGTTCTCGAACCGCAGAGACTCTTCGCGGGTGATGCGGCGGACCATCTGTTCGGTCGTTTCGATCGGAGCGGCGACGGCGGGGGTTTCTACGGCGGTGGCTTCCGGAGGCATAGTGAGTTCCCTTCTGGTTTGCGTTCAGGTTGACGGTTAAACATATCAATCGCCGTCGGCGTCGTCCCCGGTTCCTTCTTCTCGTCCCCGTCCTTCGGCTTTCGCCGTTCGACGCTCACGAGCTTCCGAAACCGCTCACGCAAGCCACTGGGCGTATCATCACACGTATATGCGACCTCGCTTCTTGGCCGCCGCCTCTTCTAGACTTCTACGGACCATAGCACGGACCGAAGCTTCTGTCAACATCGGCTTTTCCGGGGCGGGAGCATAAACCTTTGCCCACGTTGCCGGTTGCACGCTATTAAACACTCGGCCGAGGGCCGCCCGGTCCATGCCCTTGACCTTGGCCGATGAGTTCAGAATGTAGGCGTCCAGGTTAGCTGGCACGACGCACAGACTGATCTCCACCGGCAACCATTTGCTGATGACGATCTTCGTATCTTCTCCGTACAGTTCCTTGTCCTGGGCGGTGGGCTTCCGACTCTCGATCGCGTAATAGTCCGGGCTCACGCCGAACCGGAGCCCCGCTTCCAGGCACTGCCCGATGAACCCCGGCGACGGTTCACCCTCGAACGAATCGAGCAACGAGAAATCCACATAACTGTGTTCTCGGTCGGCCGTGATGTCGTCCACTCGGCCCATGATCTTGTTGCCGTCGTGTTCCCAACACAGGATGCGGCTGTGGTTGATGACAGTCTTGTCGCACCCGAGCGGATTGACCGCCTGCCCCTGCGAGTTGCACCACATGCTTGACATGACCGCGTGCCAAATATGGTTGTCGTTGTCGTATTCGCACAACTCGATAGCTTGTGGGTCCATCGCCACGAGATCGGCGTTCTTGAACGGCCGGAGCTTGGCGGCCAGGGCGGAGTTCTTGCACGGACTTGCGTGGTTGCACTCGTGGCCCCCGACGATCCGGCACAGCCCCGCACATGTGTGGTTGGTAGTGGAGGTCGGAGTTGAACCGACACGGGTTGTTCGCCCTAGAGGGTTTAGGCCTCTTGCGTCTGCCTGTTTCGCCACTCCACCATGGCTCCCTCGTACCACGCTGTTTTGTTTCCGTCCACGTTTTTCTGGTTGCTCTTCGTCGGTAGATTCTGGCCTCGAATAAGGCTTTCCCTCGATACTAATATATTGGTCTAAATCAGTAAGACGAGACGGCTCCTCGCCTTCAAAATACTTATCAAGGATTGTCTGGTAATCCTCGGCACTTATCACGTGGGCGGGTACGTCAGTCCTCTCTGACTCGCGTTCGGGGTCTTCGTAATACGTTCTCGCGGCCTCCAGCCGATGATGACCATCAAGCACTTTCACACCGTTACCCTGATCTTCAACGACCAGCACAGGAGGCAAATCATATTTACCATGCTTGGCTTTGATGTGTTCTACCAAAGCAGCCACTCTATCGGGCTCTGTGCCATGCGACTTATCTACCCGCCCCAGTTTCACTACATCCGAATACGCTTCAGCCGTCCACTCTCCTCCTTCGGATGTTCCCTCGGGTGCCCGTGGCTGATCGGGATCGTAATTCTTAATCCGGTCGCCCTCCTCCACGGGCGGCGGGGCCGGCGGGGCCGGCTCGTTGGCCGTCAACACCATATGCACAAGGCTATAATAGTGCGGGTTCTCTTCGAGGTGGACCTGCACGAGTTTAACGAGTTTATCTTCGTCGTCGCCGATGACGTCCTTGTGTTCCTGTTCGTCGTTCAACCCCATCATGAATTCGCGGGCGTCCATCGCCAACAGGTCGTACTTGGCCTGGACGGCGGCGGCGGTCTCTTCGGTGTACGGTTCCATCGGTTCTCCCTTCGCGGAGTTCTTGACCTCTTCGGCCGGCACGGGCTCAAGGTAACATCTACAATTGTGTCTACATTGCGTCTTGCTGTCGTCAGGGCTCGACCCGACCCAGGCCGACGCCTTGCGGACCTGCCCGGCCAGGGTGATGCAGTCCGGACACGATGCCTCGTCTTTCCAGCACATCCACATAAGCAGCGGGTCCGTGCCCATCTTCGCAACGGCGGCCGCCGTGACGCCCGCCAGGGCACTCGTAGCGAGTAACTCGGCACCTACCTCACCCACCGACACGCGCTCGAGCTCGGGGTGCGTGGCGAGATACGCCGCGGCGGCCTCGGGCGTCCATAGGCCCCGGTCGAACCGCACGGCCTGGACAACCATCTCGTCCGTCGCTGTCGTGACGCCAAGAATGAGCGTGACGCCGGCCGCGACTTCGGCACCGCCCCACCGCCACGCCTTGCGGATCGACGTCGGGTCAAGCGTGCCAGGGTCGCGCAGACGGTAGACGCCCTCGGCGTCGGTCGAATCCCGGTCGAACGCGAAGAGGAGCAACATCGCCGCCGCCTCTTCTGCCCGGCCTTTCTTTTTGTCGTCGTCACTCATACGCGTACCTGTATGCGTTGGGCCTTGGCCTCTTCGGGCGTGATGATCCCCGCCGTGGCGGCCGTCGTCAGTTCTTGGTTAATCTTCAGGGCCATCTCACGATCTTCCGCAAGAATGGACGGATATGCAATCATCGCATCGCCAGTGTCATCGAAGTCCGCAAGCAGTTGATCGTTGAACGCCGCCTCATCCGCCCGGAGCAACGGCAGGATCGTCATTTCGTAATACGAATTGTCCGCCTGTACGCTGCTGGCATAGTTGGCGTTATCGTCATATATCTTCGACATCGGGACTCCGAAATGCTTCGCAATCTCCATCACGACATCCTTCGGCGTGCCGAGCGTGAGATTCGAGATCGTGCCGCGGTCGGCCAACTGTTCGACCTTAACCTTCTCGGGGTCCTGAGCCACGGCCACGATGCCGAAGTTGTCCGGGCTCCGCAGCCGGTTCATCAGGTCCGACACGAACCCGTTCAACTGTTCCTGCGTCGGGCTGCCGCCCATGAAGACCACGGACGGATTGAGGAACCCCTTGCCGGCCAGATTCTGGTCCATGCTCCGCTTCTGCTCGTGCAACTGCAGGCCCGGCCACGCCTCTTCGACGATGCCCGTACCGAGATATATGTTTCCCTTGATGTTCGGGCGTCGAATGTGAATGACGTCCTCCATCGGGATATCCCAGGACCGCTGCCCCGAGAACCGGACACCCCAGATGGGTGCCCCCTCGCCGTCGCCCTTCTCGAAGTTGCGGAGCAACATGCAGAATTGCGGCGGCAACGGCCACAGGCTGATGACCTGTCCGGCCGCGTCCCGCTGCTTGTAAATGAACACGTTGCCGAATATCTGGTAGTACAAAAATCTCAATGCCTGAAAGTCCATGCCCGCCCAGTACGGATTCGGCGTGTGCATCAGTGCCAGGGCCTGGTGCTCCTCGGTCAATACCTCCATGTCTTCCATGCCCATCGCCAGGGCGGCGTTGCGGACGCGGTTGCTGGCATACGTGGCCAGATAGCGGAACTCGCTGCGGTCCAGGCCCCGCGAGTTGAACAGCCGCTTCTTGTCGCCCCGTTTCTTGACGTACACCTGAGCGCGGACGCGGGTCGATGTGTAAGCGTTCATGTTCGCGCAAATCGCCACCCACGAATTGAACTTGTTCTGCGCGAGGATCGGCGAGAACCAGTATTGATTGTACATATACATGTTGCCAGGGGCGTAGGTGCTCAGCCCCTGGAAGGGTTGCATCTGACCGGCCACGGCCCCGCTGTTGTCGGGCGGCTTCGGCCGGGCATTGAAAAGTCTGCTCCATAGGCTCATGCGAGCTTCTCCAGCACCTGCCCCAACACCCACACCAAGTCCGGCCCCGTCTCGTACACATGCCCTTTGCGACCGTCGATGACCACCATCTGGACACCGAACGGCGTACGGTTTATCGCCCAGTGTTCAGCCGTCGTTATCAACGACAGTCGATGAAAGAGATTTTCGAGAGAATCGGCCTTGGCGCTATCGCCAGGGCAGGTCGACTGCGCAAGTAGGCGCACTCGACTCTTCGATTTCGTCGCCACTTTTCAGCCTCCCGCGAACATGAATTTCGTGTTGCTTGCCCCGAGCAGCCGCATCAGGGCATATCGGCAGGTGTCCATCGCATGATCCGCCTGCCCGTCCTTCGGCATGTCCGGAAGCTTCTCGTCATATACATACGACTGAATCTCATGCAGGAACGTGGCCGGTTGCTTCGCGTCCCGCAATCCCGCATCCAGTGCCTTGTTAGCTGTTCGCAGGTACAGCAGTTGCCCGTTCTTGATCGCTTGGGACATGACAGATATACCCGTCACAATATCCTTCTTGGCCTTCGACGCCGGCAGATTGTACCGCTGGTCGAACACCTGGCACCCTTCGGCGTTCTCAGGATCGCAGACGAGGTCCGTCAAGTGGTACGTGGCATGGTGCTTCACCCACCACGCCGCCCATTCCCCGATCTCCATGCCCGCCTTGTAGAGCTCCTCGAGGATGACGCATCGACCGTCGTCCAGGTAGGCCACCACGAGCCCGCAGCCGGGCTTCGCAAAGCCCCAGTCCTGCGAGCCGATGACGAACCGAACACGCGGCTTCAGTGCTTCCCATGCGGCCGTGTCGATGATATAGCCATCCTGCCAATCGACATAGATCATTCCTTCGGCAGCGAACCACCGGCCTTTCAGCAGCCGCTCTCGCTGATTGCGCGGGAGCAGGTCCAGGGCGGCCAGGTACTTCTCGCCCTCGGGCGTCGGCACGCCCGACTCTTGATCGAAGAGCAACGGGTTATCCGTGTGCACGCTACAGACGCGTTCCCAGTCCGCCCCGTCGGCCGCCACGTTCAACCAATGGTGCGGATGCGACGGATTACACATTAGGATGAGTTGATAGTACGGCGTGCAACCCATGCGGAGCCGGGTGTCCAGGTAATCGAAGTCTTGCCGCTCAATCTGCGTGGCCTCATCGACCACGATCATGTCGAACGACGGACCCATCCAGTTCTCGACGTTATCGAGGCCGCCCAGGACGATGCGCGATCCGTTCGGATAGTTGTACTTGTTTCGCATGAACGCATCGGCGTCACCGATAACCGTCCGGTCACCGACCAACACTTCCCGGTCGAACAAGGGCAACGTCGATAGAGACATGGACTTGCGTGTGAGTCGGACGATGGCGCCGCGGAATCCGGGGTAGGTCGATGCGAAGAAATTGATCTTCTCAAGGCCCGCCCGCGACTTGCCAGTCCCGCAAGGGCCCTCGCACAGAACATGCCGCTTGCACGATCGCATGAGTTGCCAGGCTGCCCCGTAAGGGTAATAGGACTTGACCGTGGCACCCGCGGCCTCTTCGCGTGCGATGGTCGCTCGCCACGCATCGTAATGAGTACGGTTGATAATCACTCGTTGGCCTCGGGAATCGGAATTCCGACGACCTTGAAGGCCTTGCCACCACTGGTCATATCGACACTGCTACGCTCGCGGTACACGTCAGGCCGGTGGGCCTTCAGCAGGAAGATGGCCGCTGTGGTGTCCTCGCCCAACGCTCTTTTTCGCAGGCTGGCTTCCAGGAGTTCGATGCTCGTTTCAATGGCAGCGTCCCACGCGGCCGCAAACCGAGCATCAGACTTCCGGGCCTTGTATGGCATGGAGGGGTGAACGCCGGCTGACTCTGCGGCTAGATTTACTTGTGGAGATATGGATAGAGCCTTGAGGAAAGCAGGCTTCCATTTCCGGCGTTCTTTTTTAGGTGTCGAATTCATCGACTCACCTCAATGCACCAGGTGCTGTTCCAGGTGAATGCCGCTGCCGCCGATGCTGAAGTCGATCTTCAGTAACACGGCGATGATGAGGATGATCGCGACGGCGATGAGCCACCATGCCCAACGGGGAATAGGAAGGTTCATAGATAACTCCTTATTTCCAGTAGTGACCGACGATTGCCGACACCGCGTATCCCACCGCACACATCATGAACGAGATGACCGCCGCCACGCCGGCGGCCACGACCCTGGCGCCCTTGAACTGAGCATTAGCATCAGCCACCGCCTTGGCTGTCGGACACATTGAGCACTTGATAATCATCTGGTCGCGTACCCACTTCTCGACTCGCTCGATGATCTTGTCGCCCACCGCGTAGGCGATGCCTTCAACGCGGGCTTTGTCAAGGTCTTCATGTTCGGCCATTTTGCAATAACCTTTAAAGGTTGAAACCCTTGCCGCACAGCATCGCCAGTTCGCGCATCCCCATCGCCGCGTGGACCTTCTCGACGCGCTCGACGCGCTCGGCTGCGGCCTCCTGCGACCCGGGCCCGCAGCGAAGTGCTGACGGGCTGCTCGCCTGGCCCCACTCTGGCGTAACCGGCCGCACAGGCTTGCTGTCGCTCATGAATTTTCCCCGCATTCGGTTAAGGTGACGCTGCTCCGCAGCCGAACGCCGGGCCGCAGCTTCGGACCGTCCACCTGATCCCAGCATCGCCACGTCATCGTGCGTTTGCCGGTTCCGCTTTCTCGGGTCGCCCTGACGAGCCAGTTCCGTTGCCATGCGCATAGCTCGCTGTCGTAGACCTGAGGCTGTTCTTCAACCGCGTCAATCGCGTACTCCACGTCCGCCTCACGCCCCTCGACTAGAGCGTCGCCGCTGTTTTCCACGCCGACCCATTCCACCACTTCATTACGTGGTTCGTGGTGTCGTAGACCTGTTGCCCTTCGATGGGTGTAATCTGTCCGATACGTGTTGCGGTCGTTGGGCCGGGAATGATGCCGCCAACGGACGTACTGACGCCGTTGAACGTCTGTGTCGGAACGACCTGTGAGGCCTGCCCATAGGCTTGTCCGGCAGGTGCCGGCCCGGCAGACGGGCACGCAGCGGACCACGCCGCCCAGGTGCCGGTTGAGGCATTAGTGTCCTGCCATGAGGTCACGAGTCCCGCGTCATAGTAGGCGTCGTCATTTCGATGGAGCAAATAGCCTTCGACCGTTCCAGTCGCCGAGGCGGTCCATGACCAAGTAATCTTGTACACGTCAGTGCCAGTGCTTCCTATGGTAACAAGTGCCTTCGCAGGGTTGCTGTATACGCGAACGCCTCCAACGTATCCGTAAGCATAAATTGACATGTTTACTATCGTTCTCTTCGCATAATGACCGCCACTACTGGTAGCTGTACCGCCAAAGGCTGTGGGTGGTGCAACCGTGGCCGCCACAGTGCCATAGACGAGAGAAGGCGTGGGCGGAAGTGACGTATCCACGATGGGCCCGAGGGTCGTAAATGCCCCATTTGTTCCGCTGCCGCTCCCCCCGTTCACAACCAAGAGGCCTCCCGTTCCTCCTTCGGCCGCCGCCGCCATGGTGGAGCATAAGTCAACACAGGTTCCTGTCCCGGAGTTGGTCGTAGTAATCCTGCAACCATAGACGTTAATCACTGCGTTCCCGGTAACGTCCGTCGGGCCCACATGGACCCCCAGAGCGTCTCCATTTGATGCCCCTACGGGGCGTGTTGCGTTGATCTCGCAACTATAGGCATTAATCGTACCCGCACAATTCGTTATTCCACGGACAATGTTGGAATCATAATACGTTGCAGACCACGTTGCAGACACCCGGCACGAATGCAGGTTAATGACGGAGCGAGTGACGTCCGTTGATGTGTTGGCGGAGATGATTTGGACGCAATCAAAGTTACTGAGAATCTCACTATCGAACACGTCGATAGTAAATTGATGTGCAGACTCAAGAAGGTACAGGCAGTCAATTTGTCCAAGGATACGTACCCGCTCGGCCCTGCCTCTGGCATCGCTGGTCAATCCCAACGCGTTGCCCAAGGTGCTGGCAAGGTTATCCGAATTAAGGCAACTGATCGTACAATCTGTAATCAACGATCCGTCGCTTAACCCGAACGAAGGAACCCCCACGGGGTTTCCCCCTCCGTTCCACGACGCAGTGAAGACTGTCTTGCCAACCCCTGCACCGCGAACCCACACCCCAGGAGGCACCACTACCTGTGCAGCGCCGCCGAAGTCGAATGAGCCGGGTCCA